GCTGATCCAAGTGGCGGGATATTGCCCTGTCATGTAGATGCAGCAAATGCGCTGGGTTTCAATGCACCAGACACGCCCTACATGGCTAACCATGTGAGTTGTCTCATGCCCGTAGACGGGCAGCCATAATTCCTTCATCAGCTTGCGCAATCAAGTTGGTCACGACAGGGAGCGACAACTCGCCTGTCACCAATATTTTACCGTTCCTGAAGGGCAATAGAATGCACCGATAGGAATCGGGTCGAAAGTTGGCGGACAACAAGTTCTATCCCTCAGGCATCTATTCTCCCGGCAGTGGTCCGCCCGACGAAGCGGAGCTGAATAATCAAGCCGAGGCGGGGAACGATCCGTCTTGGCTTAGCGGTCCATTTTTGGAAATGTCGGAATGGTGGCAACCCATTAAGGTCTGCGCTGGTGGCACTCAGGCATTTAGAGAAAATGCTCCGTTTTTGCTTCCACGAGAACCAAAGGAAGACGATGCAGCCTGGAAGCGTCGCGTATCTCATGCTGTCCTATCCCCATTCCTGACCAGAATTGCAGATCAAGCAGCCGGTTTAATCTGCCGCAAACCAATTACATTGCAGCCGCGTGATGAAGGCGGTGAAGTTGATGAATATTGGACCGAGTTTATTAGCGATATTGATGGTTATGGAACGGATTTGGACGCTTTTGCTCGTCGTACTGTCCTTAATAGTTTGCTTTATGGGCACAGCGCAATCTTGGTTGATTTCCCATCTACGGAAGCTGCGCCGAACCTTGCAGTCGAACGTCAGTTGGGTTTGCGCCCTTATTTCTTGGAAGTCCGCGCAGATCAGATCCTGGGTTGGCGCAAAGATGGCGACACGCCACTTGCGAAAGTAAATCAGATCCGAATCAATGAATATGTGACCGAAGCTTTAGGCGCTTTTGGTGATCGTGTAGTCAGGCAAATCCGCGTCTTAGAGCAAGGCAAATGGTCGACTTGGCGCAAGGGTGATAACGGTTGGACGTTGTACCAAGAGGGCACCACAAGCCTGCCTGTTATCCCATTGGCGGTGACTTATAGCGGCAAGCTAGGGGAGCTAATGAGCAAACCACCTTTGCTGCCAATTGCTAATCTCAACATCTTGCATAGTCAGCGTCAGGCAGATCAGCAATTTAGTTTGCACGTTGCGGCAATGCCGATTTTGGTCCTTGCAGGCTGGGATGACACTGACAACGAAATTGGATTATCTGCTAATTCAGCATTGGTGATGGCACCTGATTCAAAGGCTTATTACGTCGAACCAGCGGCGCAAGCTTTTGAGGCACAGCAAAGCTTTATCACTGAGCTAGAAAACCAGATGCGTAATCTAGGTATTTCTACGCTCTTCAGTCAAACCTTTGTTGGTGAAACAGCAGAAGCAAAAAGCATGGACCGGAGCGATTCGGATTCCATGCTGTCGGTTGTCGCTCAAGATTTAGAAAGCTGCCTGCAAAATGCAATTGATATGGCAGGTGCCTATGTAGGCATGGAAACGCCACTTGTTTCTATTGCTAGAGACTTTGACCTGCAGAAGCTCGATGGCCCTCAGGTTGCTCAATATCTGTCGATGTGGAGCCAAGGGGCAATATCTCACCAAACTTTGCTGTCCATGCTGCAACGCGGCGAGACGCTACCCGATATTGACATCGACGAAGAAATTGAACTAATCGAATCCACCAAACTTGTAGATCTAGACATCAATGCTGCCGGTGGAATCCTCCCTGAAGATGAGCCTTCCCCCTCTGTAAACGAGACGGAAGAGGAAGAATCACCGGTAGCCAAGGAGATCATACGTCGCTTACAGGCTCGTGCCGAAGATAACGAAGACGAGGAGAACTAAACCCCACTTACAAAAATGCAACCCAATAAGGCAGAAAACACCCCGGTTCCAAGCGAATCGCCTCGGAAAAGCCCGATAAAACTTGACAGCTTGATTGCTGCGGGTGGCACCGGGGTCGGGTCGTTGATGCTATGGCTAATCACATCGATGCAAACTGTCGAGCATAGAGTTAGCGAAATCGATTCAATCGTCAACGTCCTTGTCTCCGAGGATGGACTTATCCGCCCGTCAACAACAGCCATCAGAGCAGAAATTCAGCTTTCTGAGCTGTATTTAAGACTCGATCGCTTAGAACGCGCCCTAGTTAGCAAAAATGACTAACTCGCTATGCCAGAAAAACGCAAACGTGCTTCCAATAGAATGAAGCCATTACGCCTATTTAGCAGCAATGGATGATCTGGCATTGCTAGGGCTATTGGAAAAAGCTCAGGTTAAACAGCGTGGACCTAAAGGTGAGGCAGGTATAAGCGTTGAATCTGTCGAGCAGTTTGACGATCAATCGTTCACTCTTCGTCTAAGTGATGGCAGTTTCAAAAAGATTTCGATCCCCGCACCCGTTAAAGGTGAAGTCGGTGATGTTGGACCGATTGGCCCCAAAGGAGACCCTGGACCCGCTGGGCGAGATGGGAAGCCCGGTAAAGACGCTCTTCCTGGTCAGCCTGGCAGGGATGGGTCTCCTGGTAGCAGCGTGGATACTGCCGTTGTTAACAGCACTGGAGATCTCCTTCTAGGGCTGACAGATAGCACGATCATCAATGTGGGCAGGGTTGTTGGACCTGCTGGTGCAACGGGACCGGCTGGCCCTACTGGTTTACCGGGTAAAGACGGTGCTGATGGCGCAGCCGTGCTTTCCGGTCCACGGGCACCGCAACAAGACGACGGAAATGAAGGTGATTTCTGGATAAATATCAGTTCGGCTGAATTTGGCTTCTACAAAAAATCAGGTAATGGATGGAACCTATTAGCAAACTTGCGCCAACCAGCAAAAGATCTTCGTATTGGCGTTGGCGGAGGTAATTCTGGCAGTGCTGCAACAAAAACCAGCACGACCTATGGGCTTACATTTCCGCCTAATCCAGGTACGGGTGATCAACATGTCATGGCAGATACGCTTTACGAATATGTCTATACAGGCGGAGCGTGGATGCAGATCGTTGGTTCAGGAAGTGGCGGAAGCGCAACAACACTTGGAGCACTTACGGACGTAAATCTAAGCGGCACACAAAAGGGCGATGTTTTCATAGCAGCAAACAACAGCACTTGGGAAAATAGCTCAGTGATTGATGGAGGAACTTACTAATGACATTGTTAAAAGTTACCCCACCAGATCCAAGCGTTAGCACTACATGGACAAATCCTGCTACGGATATTAGTTATGTTTGGAACTCAAGGATTAAAGCTTGGGATGTTGCGGAACTTCCCTCGCAGCCAGAACCATCTTCACTGTTGCCTTTAACACTAAAAGCAAACGGTGAAATTTATGTAGTTGACACCGTATTGGAGTTTAGCGCTGGCGAGACAATTAACTTTGAAATTGAGACTAGCCCAGAAACACAAAACCTATCTAAAACTTATAGCTGGAAAACACGCACAGGCGATGGCACGTTTACATCGTCAAGTCAAGAATCTACTGTGACATATCAAACAGGTACAACTGGTTTTGAGGCAATTAGCTGCGGCATCGTAGCCCCTGATTCAGCAGAATCATCTGTTGCCAGCCCAGTAATTCAGATGTTTGTAACTCCCTAGACTAAAAACACCAACAAAAAAGATATGACCGACCTTCTCTCCAACCCCGTATTCTGGATCGTGATAACAGCCGCATCCGAGATCATTGGCATGAGCAAGTTAAAAGATAATTCCATCATTCAATTGGCTTTGCATACTTTGATGCGATTTAAGCCTAAAAGCTGATGACTGACGAGAACGGCTCTAGTAACTACCGGCTAACCCGAGAGGTTGCCGAAATACGGGGCAGTCTTGACATGCTCGTCAAAGACCAAGAGAACGATAGCGACACTCTTAAAGAGATTTTCGCTCGGTTGGGCTTACTCGAAAAGCGCATGGCGCAGATCGTGCTAATCGGGACATTGATGACGGTTGTGCTGCCCGTTGTTTTTACCGTAGGTGTCGTGCGGGTTGAGATGGACCAACAAACCCACCAGCGGCGTTGAAGATTGGGTCTTGTTTTAAGCCAATTATGATGAAGGAACCATAACGTTTTCAGCCCATGGCTAGTTATAAAGGTTGCCCACCAGTTAAATCGCCAAAGAAAAAGAAAGGCAAATGAGAAGTGAACCCCGCCCGTTTAACCGTGAGAAGTTCCTTCTGATGGTGCTAGGCGGGATCTTTTTGTTTCAAGCTGCTGTATTTGCATTAGGTTTAACTTTTTGTGCAAGGAATGGTGGATTAAAAGCTTGCCCAGAAATTGGGCGTCGCTATGACTCCACCTTTTCAGTTCAAATTGCTACTGTGCTTGCGCTATTAGGTGGCAGTGCATTTATAGGTTCTCAGCGTCGGCAGTCTTCTTCGGCTTCCGACCACGCTTTGCCGCCTTTGGAGGAGCAACCTCGTCAACTACCTCAACAGGGGAATCAGGCGAATCCTTCTGCGGCTCAGGCATCGGACAGGCAGGTTCAGGATCAGGTTGAACAACAGGAACAGGCTTCGGAGAAGAGGCAACCTCGCGGTAAACGCTAAGACCATTGGGTAAGTTAATTTTGAGCGGCATTAAAGTGAATTTCAAGCTTGTTTTATTTTAAGGCGTGCGAGAAGAACAGCTTAAAGCGTTTATTGCACAAGCCTTTTCGCTTCAAAACACAGCCGATCGCGCTGTATTAGACGTTGATGCCTTGCTTGCGCGTGTAATGCTCGATGTCAGGCGAATGGTTGAGTTATTGCCTGAGGAGGGATTATTGAGGGATAAGGCATGGAAAGAATTGCAGCCTATTGTCAAAACGCAAATGGCTCCTTACGCGCAAGCTTTACGGCAAGCGGTTGAGCAACAGGAGGTAGCAGCAGCGCCTGAGATGAAGGCTTATGCAGCGAGAGAGGCGGAATATGCAGGCGCAAAGATTACGCAAGGGTTAGGAGCGCCGTTAAAACCCAATGTGGTGGAGCAGGTAAATCGTGCTCGGGTAGGTAAGGCTCGTTTTCGTGAGCTGTTCAGTCCGAAGCAAGGACCGATTACGCCATGGACCGAACAGATGTTCAGAGTCGTTGATCGCAATGTACGCAGCGGCATCATCCAAGGGCAGACGACACAACAAATTGCTGATCAGGTTGTGCATGAAACTATCAGCAAGGGTGTTCCTGGCGTCAGCCTGCGCGGTCAAACCAGCGTCAGAACGATCAGGGCTCAGGCGATGGCAATGACAAGAACGGTGACCCAAGACGTTTCACGGCAAATCAAGGAAGAGCTATGGGATGCCAATGCAGAGGCGCTGGAAGGCTTTATCTATCAATGGAGCGCGGCTCTTGATAGTCGCACTTGTCCAACCTGTGCGCCGCTAGACGGGCGAAAATGGCCAACCCGCCAAGCCGCTGCAAAAGATGGTGCAGTTAAGCCAATTCACGTTGGTTGCCGCTGTGATTTGTTGCTGATTGACCCTGAGGATGATTTCTGGACTAAAGACCGCAAAACCGGGCAACAAGTCAAGCCGATGTACGAACCGATCATTAAGGATGGCAAGCCGTCAAGGGGTTATGACGGCAAAATTCAATACCGCAAAACAAAACCGTTTACTGGTAAAGGCGCTTACAAGACACCAGTCAAAGTTAATGGTGAAAAGATGTGGAGGAGATCGCAAGAATTCAGCGGCAGTGATTACAGCGACTATTTAGCCAGCAGCACAATCCAAACTCAGACCGAATTCTTTGGCGGTGGTCCTATTGGCAAGCGTCGTGCTCGTTACTTTCGCAGCCAAATCGACAAGGTAAATAAAGACCCGCAAGAGATTTTGGCTTCAATGTTGACCGGACCAACTAACGCAAGAAAATTTATTCCGATTCCGTAGCAGCTATTGTGTCAACAACCCCGTGGGTTATCCCTTCACAATTTCACATGTCTGAAGACTTGAGCCAGGCCGTGCCTGCAACAACTGCTCCAGTTGAGGCCGTGCCTCCTGTTCGTGCAATTGACTCTGACGATCCTGCGCTACTCAGAAACAAAATCGAGCTAGCAAAAGCAGATCGTGAAAAAGCAGTTGCTGAAAAGCAGTCGTACAAAAAACAAGTCGAGGACTTGATTCGCGAACGTGACGCGTACAAACAACAGGATCAAAGCCGAAAGCAAGCAGATCTCTTGGCTAATGGTCAAGCAGAAGTGCTTGTTGAACAGCTACGTGGAACTGTTGGCGAAAAGGAGCAGCGTATTTTGGAACTAGAGCAAATGCTCCAAGACAAAGACGTTGCCTTTCAGCAATCGCAGATCAAGGCAACTGCAATGAGCGCCTTTCAACAGGGCGGTGTTCATACGCCTGAAGATCTATTCAACCTGGAAAAGGACAAGCTAAGACTCAAGGATGGTTCTGTTGTGGCCCTCGTCGGGGGCGTCGAGACACCACTACAGCAGCATGTCGAAAGCCTTAGGTCACCTGGATCCGGTCGTGATTATTTCTTTTCTGGTAGCGGTGCGCGTGGAATGAGTGCAGCGGGATCATCTAGCTCTGCATCTGGCGGTAAATCATGGGGCTCAATGGGCCTCGTGGAACGTATTCAGATGGAGGAGCAAAATCCACAGCTAGCGGCACAGCTAAAGGCTGCGGGTTAATCGCTAACCCTCTTTTTTATTTAGAACCATGGCAGGCTTCGCCTCCGGCAAGAACTGGGGAACTTCCCCAGACGCAGCGTCATTTACTAGTGACATTGGATCAGCCACAAGGCTGGCTACCAGTGGCTCATTTAGTCGATATTTGACCGACCAGATCATCGAGAATAGCTTGATGATTCAGTCAGGTTTGATTGCTACTGATGCACGTCTGAATAACATCACTGGCGTTTTGGTCGAGCTGCCATTTTTTGACAGCCTTGATTATGTAGAGGAGAACGTTGATTCTTCGGCTACATGGGGAACAGGTGGGACAGGTCGCTACCAAACCCAAAAGCACACAGCATCAACGCAATACGGCACAATCGTGACCCGTGGCGCTGCGTTTGCTGCTGACATGCTTTCCCAGTATGAAACTGGTGAGGAAGCTCTTCAGAACGTTTCTCAACAGTTGCAACGCAAGATCAACAAAGACATCACTGCAAAGGTGATTTCACAGTTGACCGGATTGTTTGGCGCTGCATTGTTGCCTAACAGTTTGAATGTTGCTGCGGCTGCTAGCGGCACTCCAGATGGTGCCAATTATCTGAACGCTCAGAATGTGACTCAAGCTAAGTATCTGCTTGGCGAGAACGCTTCTGATGTGTCTGTGATTGTTGTTCACCCATTGGTAGCAGCAGACATGGAAGCTCGCGGAATGCTGGTCTTCCAGAACAGCGGCGGTACTGTTGAATATGCGTCAAACGGCGTTGGCGTTACTTCAACCCAAGTCGGTTACTTCGCAGGCTTGAGGGTCGTAATCGATTCGCAAGTTCCTACTGTTACGCCTTCAGGCGGCACCAGTGGCGATGCGATGGGTTACACCTGTTACCTCGCTGCTCCTGGCGTTATTCGTACTGGATCTCAGTTCCCACTGATGATCAAACAGAACGATGACATCTTGTCTCTTCAAGATGTGATGTCAGTGACTTACAACCGCTGCGATCACGTTTTGGGCACAAGCTTTGGCGGTAGCCCACATCCTGAGAACAGTGACCTTGCCAATTCCAGTAACTGGACTTTGGCTTACGGCTCAACTCAATCAGTGCCACTGGTTGAGATGATCGTGAACACTCCTTACGGTCAGACCGTCGCCTGATCGCTAAAGTTTGGTTGGTGAACAGTGGACCAGGGAGGGGCTAAAGCCCCTCCTTTTTTGTGCTGTTTAAACTGAAGATGCATCCCCGAAGCCTCGGCAAGATGGTTCAGTTAGTCCGAATTCACGCTTACAAAAGCGGATACTTAAATCTTGTTCACGTCGACAAAAAGGACGCCAAAAAAAGACGATTAGAATTGCTTCAAGACGGGTATACGATCGCCCATTCGGAGCTTCTTTGATGGCACCTGTTTTTGATGCAACGATTGGTGGGGAGTTTGCCAACTCGTACGCAGACCTTGATTTTGCAGATACATACGCTGCAAATCAAGTTTGGGGTGCTACATGGCTTGCGCTTGCAGAAGCTGACCGTCAAATTGCATTGATTAGCTCGACCCAATGGCTTGAAACCATGTCTTGGCATGGCTCAAGATGCAGTTCTGCTCAAGCTCTTTCATGGCCTCGTTCTGGCGTCTCTTGTGATGGTGTAGCAGCTACATGTGACATCATCCCGCTTAAAATCAGGCAAGCTGAAGTTCAACTGGCTTATCAGTTAAGCCAAAATCCAACCGCAATCATCCCGCCTCCTGGTGGTGGCAATGCGGCAGGGACGTATGTCAGCAAAAATCAGCTTGGTGACCTTGTCCAAGAATTTAGTGAATACAGCTCAGCCGACTCGACTTGCGATAGCTGCGGAGATCCTGCATTACTTAGTGCTTTTCCTTGGCTGGAAGATTGGCTCTCCTGCTACCTATCGGGCTCTTTTGGGTCCAGCAAGGTTTTGCTAAGGGTAAGGTCATGACGAATACGGAACGTGAATTGGCATTGAAGATCACGACCGGGCAAACGGTTGGCGCTGGGATTTTCATGAATGAACTTGAGTACAAGGCTTATGCCGCTCGGACGTATGGGATTACGGAACAGCGGATTACCGAGCTAGTGCGTGAACTTTTGGAGGGCAAATGAAAAGGTTCTGGGACAAGGTTGCAGTTGGCAAGCCCGACAAGTGCTGGGAATGGCAAGCGTCTGTGGGCTCTCATGGCTACGGCAAGTTCACGCAAGGTCGCCAATGGGAGATGACAAGTCATCGCCTCGCGTACACCCTTGAGCACGGCGAAATCCCAAAAGGCCAAGTCGTCCGCCACAAGTGCGATAACAAACGTTGCTGCAACCCTGCACACCTTGAGCTAGGGAGCCAAGGCGACAACATCAGGGATATGTTCAAGCGCAGGAAAGGCAAGTGGAAAAAACTAGATTTTCAGCAAGCTCAGGAGATTAGGCGCCGTGTCACGGCTGGCGAACGCGGGATGGATTTGGCCGATGAATTCGGGATAAGCCGTCCGATGGTTTCTTCTATCAAGAATCGACAAACTTGGATCATGGAGGCCGGGTAAGTGGACATTGACCAGGTTTTCATGCCGGTGGCGGTAGAACTTATTCAGCAAGTCTTCCCAACTCCGATCCTGTATCACCGCAGCGATGGCAAGGCTTATGACTCTTCGACTGGTGAAGTCACTGAGACAATCACTGATTACTCCATCAGTGCTGGCGTCCTGTCTCGTGGGCGGGCTGAAGCAGGCGGAACAGCAGAAACCTATGAGCTTCGTTTGTGGATTGATCACAGTGCGTCGGGCTTGCCTCACTTGCCAACGACTGCTGATCAGATCACGTATGACGGCGTGATGTGGAAGGTCACCACGATTGACCCGACCTATTCGAGCAAGGCGCTGATTGCGTCGAAAATCACTGCGAGGAATCAGTAATGGCTAAGTTCCGAGGCGTGGAAATTGTCAAAGAGGTGCGAAAGGCTCTTGATCGTGGTCAGGCGCAATTCGTCACTAATACGCAGTCAAAACTGAGTGCGTCTAGCCCTGTTGATACTGGCCGCCTAGCGAGCAGTTGGTATGTCCAAAAAGACAGCCCAGATCGTGCGGTTGCACCACAACGTACAGAGCCGGGTATTCGTGATGGTGGCAGTGCATCAATTGTGATTGAGCGATACGCAGGCCGTATCACATTTGATGGCGAATGGTTTGTCTCAAATAACCTTCCTTATGCACGTAGAGCGGCGTTTAATCCTGGCTATGTCGGAAGGCGTGGCGCTGGTGCTGGTGATTGGTTCACGTCTGTCGTGAACAACCTCAACAAAGATGCAGACCGCATCTTTCAACGTGAACTAAAAAAAGTCAAATGAGCTTTGCACAAGTCCGCGCTTACATCGAAACCCGTGTTACGGCAGCCTTTCCAGGCATCACTGTTGTTTATGACAACGTACAAGAAACTCCGCCACCGGTTCCTTACGTCATCTGTTTGATTTCATATCCGAGCACAACTGAACCTGTGCTTTGCCAAGAAGAAAGCATGGTCGAAAATTTACGCGGTAACCTGCAAATCAGTTGCTATGCCGAACGCGGTAAAGGCATGGGACCGTTGGAAGATATGGCTGCTCAAGCAATGGTTTGCATGAACCGTATGTACGATTGGAGTGACTTTCACACCAAAGTCAGATGCGGTCAAATCAATGGACCAACGCCAGTTTTGGCAGGTAATGAACCTTACGGGTTAGTCACTTTATCGTGTGCTTTTAACGCCCAGGTTTTGTTTACCCGGCAAGGCATTTTGACCAGCCAAGTCGGCCTAGTTGATCTTTAACAATCATGAGCTCAATCACAAGAATCGAAACGACTAGCTCTCAAGCGGCTCAAGAGATATTAGTTCTGACAACAGGCGTTGACCTTGTTACGCCTGAACCAGGGCTAACAACTCAAAGGGACGCGAACGTTGATTTTGAATCTCGCATTACGGCTTTAGAGCCGTTTTTGACAGAAATCAACGGCGGCACCTATTAGCACTACGGAGCGGCAATAGACTAAGGACGTCTTTGCCCCCGAAGACAACGCCCCCGTTGTTGTTTCTCTTGGTGGCTTAAATGCCAGTCGCATGTTCAACGTCTGCCTTAACTGGTCAGGACGGCTCGCTTTATTACACGCCAGCCGGGACAAAATGGTGTCTTTTGGCTGCTGATTTTGATTCTTCTGGCAATACCATCACGGTTGATGCCCGCAATGATTTCCGCGTTGGTGATCCTGTCACATTTGCGGTAGAAGGCACAGCCACAATTGACAGCGGATTGACTGCTGGTCAGGCTTACGTTGTCGCAACAGTTGCTGGTGACAAAATCACTTTGACTGGCGTTACCATCGCTGGTGATGGTACTGACGGCGATGGGCACGTCAAAATCTTCTATGACCCATTTGGTGCGGTCTGTCAGATCCAATCCTGGGATTTAGAGATTTCTCGTGAATCGCTCGACGTGACAACTCTTCCTTGTGGTGTTGGCAGTGGTGGTCCTACTTCTGGTAAGTACGCCAAGTACAAAACGTTTCAGCCTGGGTACGCCGAAGGCACAGGCAGCATAACCATTATTTTTACCGATAATGATGATGCTCTTGGTCAGCGGATGCTGGATAATGTGATGCTTTCTTCTCAAGAAGGTGCCCGCGTTCGGCTGTTTCTGAACACCATCTCTGATGGTGCTACACCGGCTGCACCTGACCTGACAAATTCGATGTATATCGAAGCTGACATCAACATGAACAGCATGTCTGTGAGCGTCAATCCTGACGATCCAATTACCGCTGATGTGGGTTACACAGTGAGCAACGTTGCACACCTGTTCAAGACCGCAATCAGTTGATTTGATTGGTTGATTCTTATTGCCAGCCCTCGCGTATGCGGGGGTTTTTTGTGTCTGTACGATCGAATGGTTGCCGGTTGGTGACAAGGTGCGGGAGGAGGTGCTGCCGCTACAGCCGCCCTCCTCTTCATCTCTTGAGCTATTGTTATTTCGTAGCGGCAATCAAACCATGCGTGAACGTGCAATTGACAGGCTTCTGAAGGTAGCTGGTACTGATCGGAAGATTTATAAAGAGGTAGAAATCCGTGGAGAGGATTTCAGCTTTTGGATGAAACCGCTCACGATCGCTGAACAGCAGTCAGCGCAGAAGCAAGCGAAGTCTGATGATGCCAACGACTTTGCTATTCAGCTATTGATTCGCAAAGCACAGGATGAGAATGGAGCACAAATGTTCCAGGCTGATGCAGCCCCGATGCTTCGCAACGCCATTGAAAAGTCTGAAGTCGAGAAACTGCTTTTGGCTTTGATCCGTGAAGATGAGGTTGAAGGAGAAATCGAAATGAAAAGCGTTGAAGGCAAGACTCAAAAAGGAGAATCAACTCCTGGCTGAGCTGCACGTTTGTAAGGAGCTGGGTCTGACTTTGTACGATCTCAGATCCAAAATGACCATTGAGGAACTATGGATCTGGATTGGTTATTTTGGCCTAATGAATGATGAGCAAGACGAGGCAATAAAAAAGACAAAAAGGCGTCGGTAGAATGAATCTATTGGCGGCGTTGGTTCCGTAATGGCTACAGCTCCTATTGATGTAGCCCTAAGGGTCCGAGGCGGGAAAGAGCTTGATCAACTGATCAAGCGAATGGACAAGCTTGAGACAGAAACTGAGCAAACGCAGAAGGCATTAAAGGAAGCGTTTAACCAAAACACTTTTAGAGGTATTAACCAAGGGGCAACATCTCTCAATCGGTTCACGAAAGAAGCAATTGCGGCGCAGCGTCAGGTTGACAGGTTGGCACGGTCAACAAAGCGAGTTGGCTCTGTTGACGCTTCTTTCAATTCAGGAGGAAGTGGCGGCTCTTTAGCTGCTGCGGCTGGCATTGCCAATTTAGGCGCTGCTGCCCAGTTGTCTCAAGTTAAGTCATACAAAGAGATTAAAAAGTTATCTGCCAATATCTCAAAAGACAGACTAATTGCGGCGCAAAATGCAAGAAAAAATGCTATTGCACAGAATGAGGTAGCGGAAGCAGTTGCTAAAACTAACAGTTTGCAAGCTAGGGTTAATGCAAGGGAAGACGAGATCAATCAAGCCACGATAAAGCGAAATGTGGCTTTAGGTCAGCAAAAGAGCTTGATTACTAGGATTACAAAAGGGCAGATTAAAAACGCAGAAGCGGTTAAAAAAGCCAAAATTGAAGCGGCTCAGTTTGGAGCAACTGCATCTGATTGGAATAGAAAAATTTCAGAGGCTAAAGCCTCTATTAGGGGTCTAAATACTGAGCTGGAGAAATCAAACAGGCTTGCTAAAGGGTTTTCTAATACTCCAATGCAGGCCCCTGGCGTACCAAAGAGAAGGCAAGCCCAGACCCCAGCAGCAGCCCCAGCAGCAAGGAAAGGCGGTGGTACTTTCCTGGGAGCCGGTTCATTAAAAAGCGTTCTTGCCTTGGGTGCTGCTTACGTGTCTCTTGACACAGCAGTGCGGCAGGTCAGCAAGTCAATTCAAGTCGCCTCTGACACCAGATCAGCAGAGCAGCGAATTAGGGCTTTGTCGAGTGGATATGACGACTATGGGCGAGTCCTGGAGTTCGTTTCACGCTCAGCTAATAAGTTCAATATCGGCAATCTTGAAGCGTCTAATTCAGTCGCTCAGCTTTATGGACGGTTGCGCCCACTGGGCCTTGAGTTAAGCGAAATCGAGACGGTTTACAACGGCTTTAATACTGCTGCAGCATTAACGGGTGCAACAGCCTCTGAGTCAGCAGGTGCATTGCTGCAGCTAAGCCAAGCTTTAGGCGCTGGTGCTCTTAGAGGAGAAGAATTTAACAGTATTGCTGAACAAGCCCCTGCGGTCTTGCAGGCGATTGGTAATGAGCTAGAAGTTCCAATTGGTCAGTTAAAGCAGCTAGCCAAAGACGGGGCTCTAACCTCTGCCGTTTTGATTCGTGCGCTTAAGCGCGTTGAGACGGAAGGAGCAGACAAATTAGCGGCAGCGTTAGACACCCCAGCCCAGAAATTCAAAACGCTGCAAAATAGGACAGAAGATTTAAACAAAGCCTTTGGCGATTTGATATTCCCTGCTGTTTTAGAAGGGCTTGACAAGCTTTCTGAATTTGCAGTTTATGCAACGAAAGACATCAAGAAAACACAAAGGGCAGTGGAAAATGTAAACAAGGCACTTGAGTGGTTCATTTCTTTAGCAGCTAAAGCCGAAGAGGGCGGCGGGTGGATCGTTAATGCATTTAGGTCAATTTCAAATGCTGCAAAACTGCTCCTTACTGACCTGAACCCAATCGCTTATCAAATCAAAGCAATTTTGAAACTGCGTGATTTGATTGCAGGCCCAGGCAATCCATTTGCAGACGATGGATTCATCGGACCACCTGTACCCGAAACAACAAGATCACTTGAAGATCGTTTGGGTCTTAACGGTCCAGACACTGACGGCGGCGGCGGTGGTGGTGGTGCTGCTGCTGCCCCCAAGACAGATGACCTGAAAGCTCTTGAAAGAGAGATCGCTCTGACTCGTGACCTAATGGTCTTAGAAGGCCAAAGGGCTAAGGAAGAATTGGCAGGCAATGATCTAGCTGTTTTACGAATTGACGGGCAAATCGCTTTACGCGAATTACAAGCAAGCCAAGCCGATGCAATGGCTGGCATGAACACAGAAGCGGGCAGGTTGCTTCAAACGACGTTGGCACAACTGCAAGCCGTTAAACAGTTGGCAACAAACGACGATCAAATAGCACTCGCTAAAAAAGCTCAGGCGACAGCGGTTGCTGACGCTTTGCGCCCGCTGCAAGAGCAGAAGCGAATCCTTGAGGCAACGCTTAATGGCAGAGGAGAAGAAGAGCGGTTATTGATCCAGATTGAAAACATCATGTCGGGGTTGCCTGAAGATCAAAGGGCAGTCGTGGAAGGATTAGTTCGAGGCAATGCTGAATTACAGAATCAACTTGACCAAGCCGCTGAACTTGAACAGCTATACGCGCAGATCGGACAGCGCATTGCTGATGGCTTAGTTGAAGGCATTACCGCTGCAATTGATGGCACCAAAAGTCTGCAAGAGGTATTAGCTGATGTACTAAAAGATCTTGGCAAGATGTTCCTTAAATTTGGCGTTAATTCAGCTTTTGGCGGTCTCGGTTTACCCGGCTTTGCCAATGGCGGACGCCCTGAACCTGGCAAGCTGTCAATCGTTGGCGAAAAGGGGCCTGAGTTATTCCTAAGTGATACTCCTGGCACGGTTCTAACCAATGATCAGGCATTTGATGCTGCACGTGATGCAATGGGCGGCGGCGGATCGTCCGAAGCATTCAGTGAAAACGCCGACGCTCTTGCAGTAAGCAACAGTTACACCCGCGAACGTGTGATGGAAAAAGAGCGGAGGGAACGCTCAACTAGCAGCGGTTCAATGCTGATAGAAACGCAGGTGATCAACAATCAGGAGTACGCAACTGTCGAGCAGGTAGAGAAGGCAGCAGCGGCTAGCGCAAAACAAGCTAGGGCTCAGGTTTTCAGTGACATGAAAAACCGCCCCGCAACCCGTCGTCAACTGGGGATTAAATAGTGCTAGCCATAGGAACCTACGTCATGCTGAAGCAGGCTGACGGCATCATTACTCCCTACGCCTTCCAGAACTTTCACGCTGGAGAGTCGCGAACATTTGAAGGATGGTCTTATTTGTTTGCGGGCTTTGGCTTTAGCGGAGGAACCCTAGACTCACAGGGAGCCAACATTTCAGCGTCGCTGGTATTTGCTGTGAATGAGTTGGATCTAAATGTTTTCAAACAAGCAGCAGATGAACGTTGGATCGCACAAATCAACACCGTGTGGCTTGACCCGGAGACGTTGGAAGAAACTGATAATTACAGCTCAGAGGTTTATCAAATCACAGGCTTTGAACATGACAGCAGCCGTCTACAGGTAAGGCTCGGCAGTCCGCTAGATGCTGTCAGTGCTGACGCACCACGCAGAACCCTTACCCAATCGTTAGTAGGCGCATTGCCGTCTACCGGAAACATTTCTCTGAACTGATGCTGAGTCCCAACGACGGCAACTGGATTCCACTTCTGCCCCACGACCGGCAGATCATGGAAATTACTGGCATGAGCGAAAAGCAGTATCGCTCGTTTATGCGCGAGACGATGCTGAATAACGGCATTAAACCCGGCGACCCAGTGGCGTTTGAGCCCTTTACTGCAGTGGCATATTTAGTGGTTGGGATAGCTCTATCCGCGATTGCCTCGCTACTGTCTCCAAAACCGCGCCAACAGAAACAGCCTGAATTTGAGACCAAAACAGTTCAAGGGCAGGACATACAAAACAGCAGCAGATTCACACCAACAACAGGCTTTGACAGCGTTCAAAATGTTGTTGAATTGGGTTCAACCGTTCCGCTTATTTATACCAAACGCCAAGAAATTGACGGTATTGCATACGGTGGTGCCAGAATTAATACAAACCTTCTGTGGTCGCAATTGTATAGCGTCGGTAGTGGACAACTTCTCCGCGCAATATTCCTTGTCGGAGAGGGAACAATCCCGCAGCTTGACGTTGATCAATTTGCAATTGGCAATAACGTTATCGGTGGCTATCGACTAGACAACAACGAAGCCGGACGAATCACTCTTTACTACTCCCCAGATGGCGGAAGAATAACCAGCAGCGATTACATCTCAGGAGTAAGACCTGACTTGGATCTGGGCAACGCTCAAACTGCCGGAGCTTCAGACGTATTTCAGGCACGCGGCAAAGATTTACAGTTTGGTCCAAACTTTTGCTTTACCTCAACACCATCAAACCAAAAAGTCTTTGGGTTGTACGGGCATTTAGGGAACAATTTTCCGTTAAAGCCTAACCCAATTATCAGGACTGAATTCAACTTAGGTTCAGATAGTGCAGGTGATGTAATCTGCACTCTAAATCGTCAAGAGAAAGGATTAAGAACGAAACAAGGTCGAAATTATGCAGGACGTAGCGGGCTTGTTGGCACTACTAGCGGTGAAAGAATTGCAACCGTTGGCGAAGACTTGCTCTTTAAGATCTACCAAGAGACAGATGGAAACGGCTACTTTAATGAGCCAGTGCCGCCAAGTGATACAGGAAGTGATGAAGCAATTACAAGCTTAAATGATGTCGGCTCAACCATTGCATCTCGGCAGAATAGCTATGACGATAACTTAAGTGTTGGCGAGCTATACCGCATTGGTAGCGCAATGGCAATATGCACTAATCGAACAGACAAAGTGTTCATTTCAGATATAGAAAGTTCAACCTTGAATAACGGTCAATCTGTAACTGCGGTTTTTAAAGTCGTGCGTGAAGGCACGATCCATGAATACACAGAAAGCGAATTAAACCCGTCAATTTACAACGGTGACATTGGACAGAACCCTGCTGTTACAACCGTCGATGCCTATCCATGCAGCAGAGCCGCGCAGATCTTTAGGTGTGCTGAAAGTGCATTTTCTACAGAAAGAGTCGGGCAGGTTGTTGAGATTGGTCTGCGAAGTTCGCTGGGCATTGACATCAATGGACTAACAAATTTTGCTGACTGCATATACGACGACAATGGAACGCCTAAAACAAGAACTTATCAAATCATCGATAATCAGTCTTGCTTGAATTACAAAGACGACCCTATCGATGGAATCAGCACTGTAAATTATTCAAACGGTAGTTATCAGGGACCGCAAACTCAATACTCGTTTTTCATTATTGCCTATAGGGAAGCGGCAACCGATAACTCCTTTATTCAATTGCCTTCATTGTTTGGCGTAAGAGGTCAAGGCGGCACCGGCTTGTATAACTACGTCCGATTTGATTTTGGTGAAGAAAAACGCTGGGAGTTTCGTCTCACGCCTGTAAGCAGCTTTGAGGTAAGAATGAACAGCCGGAAACTTATCGTATTAGATGCTCATTCCGCGTTTACTCAATCTCAAGAAGGGGATATCACAATTGAGTACAACGGCGAAGAAATCGTCAGGAGTTTAGGGTATTTTGCGTTACCTGTTGGAAAGACAGTTGACGGTGTAGACATCGGGCCAGGATTTGACGACAGTGATGGCAATGGCTTTTACATAGACGCTTATGCGCGAGTAGCTGAAGCATTCATCTACAGCCAAGTCACAAGCCAAGCCACTAGTCAACCTGCTCATAGTGTCGTTTATATCAACACCGTTACGGCTAATAAAGAAACCCCTGAATATGACCACTTGGCAATGGTCGGCATGAATATAAGAAGCAGCAAAGAGATCACACAGCTAAGTCAATTTAGTGTGTATGTAAACGAAGGAATTAACAGCACTAGCAACTTTCCCGATATTCTTTACGACTTACTTTCTAACAAGCGATACGGCACCGGCAAGATTGTAAGTCTTGAGCAGATTGACAAAGCTAGTTTTGACTATTGCAGCAACTGGGCAGCAAACCGCAAGTATTTTTTCGACGGCGCAATTGTCGAGAAGATTAACATTCGTGACTGGGCTTCAACAACAGCGAGCAGTTTCTTGTTGGAGTTTGTGATTCGTAACGGCAAATTTGCACTACAGCCTGTCGCCAACTTCGATGGGCCTGAAACAGTTAGCGGGCTTTATACAGCAGGCAACATTATTGAGGATAGTTTCTCTCTAAATTACTTTGACGAACAAGAGCGGATCGCACCGCGTATCAGCGTGAAATGGAGAGAGGAGAGACAGTCAACTGCTATTAACAACAAGGGGCTTTTTCCTGTGGTGCGTGAGGTCACCGTGCGCGAATCAACCACTGATGAAGATGCTCCACTAGAGCAGATAGATCTAAGTGACTTTTGTACAAGCCTGGAACAAGCAATCGACCGAGGCAAATGGGAATGCCGCACCCGCAGGTTGATCACTCACAACGTTTCGTTCAAAACAACACCAACAGCAGCAACATTAGACATCGGCTCTGTTTTCAAACTTGGGTTAGAGACATTTTCATACGACCAGCCGAGTAACGGCGCAATTGATGCGAATGGCGTTGTTACTTCCTGGCCTGAGTTAGCCGATGGCACATATCCCGTTTTGTATTGGGACGGAATAGCACAAACAGTCACAGAGCGAACCATGATCATTGCTAACGGCACAACTGAACCAGGACCAGCGGTGTTTTCACTCAAAACCGTATCTAATGACGCGCAAACGTATCGCACCCAATCGCTGTCATTTGATGACGAAGGCAACATTGACGTTGAGGCTAGTTATTTTCCAACGGGCGAGGATTACATCTCCGAGCTAGTGCGCGACTGGGATGATGCGTCAAAATGGGTGATAGAGGGTGACCAATCATGAGCGTCAATTTTCCAGAAATATGCCCAACCCGCCGAACCTATACACCTGGCGAATACGCAACCAAGGTTTTCACTGCAATTAACGGAGCCAGTAACACGCGCCTGTACGGAAGCAAGGCATTTAATGCCAAATTGAATATGTCCTTCCTGCTTGACGACGCCGATATGGCAAGCCTGCTTAACTCCTGGCACGAATCCAAGGGCGGATACTACACGCTGAACTTGCCTGCTTCAGTGTTTGCAGGCGTCAGCTCCATCCTGCAAACACAAATCCCGAGCTACCTACAATGGAGGTGGGCAGAGATGCCCTCTGTTGAATCCGTCATGCCTAATCGCTCGCGGGTCCAAGTTCAACTACTCGCCACCTTGGATTCCTAATGACTGTGCAAACCGGAGCTGATGGACAACTGAAATTCAACAATAAAATCATTGGTCGCTGTAGAGATTGGAGCATTTCAATCAATAAAGACGCGCTAGAGGACACCTGCCTTGGAGCGTATGACCGCAGCTACGTCGAGGGCTTGCGAGGCACAACCGGTAGCGCCACTGTGCTTTATGACCCGAGCGACGAAACAGCAAACGAGATGCTGAACTCAGTTTTTACTGACGGGCAAAGTAAATCAAGCATGGAATTTGTTCTCTCCCGTGGAGCTACTAGAGCGCTAACTTGCAGCGGCTTTATCACCAGCATCAGCCCTAGCGTTTCTGTTGGTGCGGCCACTGCCTGCAGTATCTCGTTCCAAGTATCTGGCAAAGCTGGCGGTGGATTCTGATGGCAGTTTTAGGTGTAGGCGGAAAGCTCCGGCTGAAGCGTGACGCGCCTGAACCATGCGTCATCAGCTCTGAAACAGTCATCCCAGAGATCAACAGTCTCGGGAGCATCTGCCCCGGATACTGGAACGGCGATCGCGTCAGCACTCTGTGTCTGCCGCTGGCTAGCGATGTTTTCCCGGCCAACCCTGGCGGCTACGCAAGCTATTTCGGCTCCCGCTGGTTCCTCGGTCCTAATCGCACTCAAATCACCAGCAGCAGCGACTTCTTCTACAAGACAGACACCGAAGACTATCCAGATGGTCAATTCGGTGGAGCGTCCCAGTTCTACAGCCGCGAAGGCGATATTTCAGGCGGCGAAATTATTGACGGCTGTCAAAACGGCGATTATTGGATTCACATCGATGAGCTGGGGCGGGTCAGTTTTTATAACAGTCGCTGCAAGGCGCTTAGAGGTTGTGCATCAGATCGGGTTCAGATAGCGCTTGTACCCTCTGCAGGTCAGATCACAATTGCGCCGTTCGGCAGTGTTGCATATTCCAACGCGGTGTGGAAGTGCGTGGCAGCGTATGGCGACTACCAGTTCAGCGATGGACAGGACACAATTACACTGATCAGCATTTGTGCGGACGCTCCGAAATACGAAATACCTGAGGCTGGAACGAATGAGTATGACAACGCCGATCTGCTGCCGCGCGGTCAACAGGGCGAACCCGCGCCGTTCTGGCAGATATTGTGCGACATCCGCGAATGGAGCCTTGAGCTGAACGCCCCAAGTGTTGACACAACCGCTGTTGCTGAGAAGTTTGGTTCTGCGGTGAAAAGTCTGGTAACTGCTGGCGGCAACACTGAGTTTTTGATCGACCGCAAGTGCTTTGAGCAAGACAGCGAAGACAACGGGTTAGTGCTGATGCAGTTGTTGATGATGACCGAGAAGGGTTGTAAAGCCTCGGCTGAGTTCTGGCTTATGTCCGGCGATGATCCGTGCGGCGCTAGTTGTAATCGTATCGATGGTGGTCTCTATTACGCCTGCGACATTCTGGTTACAGACACCGCAGTCAATTTGCGCCCAACTGAAATCGTGGCTGGGACAGCAACGTTCGTTACCACAGGAGAAATCAAGCTTCTTGCGAGTCCTTAATTGCTGCTACGGAACAGCAATTAGACTATGAGGAACGTCTACATTTCAAAGAGTGGCTGAACTCAACCGCGCAGGGCAAGTCGGCTCTCTTGGTCATATTGATACAACTCAGAATGAGTTTCGAGCGCAGATAGACACCTTGACCGATACGGTCAGGCAACTGGGTGGAAACCCTGAAATCCCAGGTGATCCCCTAAGTGCTCCATATGTTTTATATGTCGATTCAAATATCGGTTCTGATGTTTTTGTAGCAGGTGATTATTCCAGTGCCGATGATGGGAGCTATGAAGCCAAGATGCGGCGCATTTCGTTGCAGCGTCTTGAGTGTGGCTACTCAATTTCACGGCCCTTTAAATCGCTGTCTCGTGCTGTAATCGAAGCTGGCATTATCACCAGCCGTGATTATCTCAATCTGACACCTGCACCGTGCGGCGATTTAGTCAGCATCGTTTTATCTGCTGGTGCGACAACCGTTTTAAATGATGCAGGCGCGGCGACAACTCCTGCGTGGGCGGATGGTCACGATCCAACAGAAGCAGAGCTGATCGCATTCAACCCTCAAGCAACTGGGGGTTTGATTCTGCCTAGAGGTTGCAGTCTGATCAGCATGGATCTACGCAAGACTGTCTTGCGTCCTAATTATGTTCCAACACCTGAAGACGAGACCGCTGACTACAGCAACCGGCGCGCAATATTTAAAACAACGGGTGGTGGCTATTACTACGGCTTTACCGTTATGGACAAGCTGGGAGCTACCACTAGCGCCCATTTGTTAGACGTTTTCCAGTACACCAGTGAGGCCGAACTAGACGAGTTCTACGGCAAAATTCGCTCGTCATTTAGTGGTATTGCAGGCATTGATGACACTTTTGCCATTCCCCGCATTACTGAGTATCAGATTGTTGGACCGTTACCTGCCGTACCAGACGAGACCGTAGACACAGTTAAAGGCTCATCGCCATACATTTATAACGTTTCGCTGAGATCCACGTTTGGGATGTGCGGCGGCTTTTTTGACGGCTCCCGTAACTCCGGCTTTTCATCAGGACTTGCGGCGCAATATACGGCAATTTCCCTTCAAAAAGACATGTCTTGCTGGGAGATTTACTCCGGCGGTGTATGGGGACCAGTCAATAATTACGACGACTACATCAACGCAAGTCCTGACGATTTGCGTGTGAAGCTTGCCAGACGCCATTTTCATATACGTGCTGTTAATGACGCAATCGTTCAAGAGGTTTCGGTCTTCGCCATCGGACAGGCAGTGCAGCGATGGGTTGAGTCTGGCGCAGCTATTAGAACCACAAATGGCAATTCAAATTTTGGTGGAGTAGCCGCTTTAGGTGAAGGTTATCGGTCAACAGCATCAGCAAATGACACCGGCTGGAGCGTTAATCGCCTGCGTGTTGCCACTGACCTCACCGCTAAGACAAATAACGTTCGTAATACTTTCCTCGGTCAAATTGATTCGAGCACGACAAACACCAGCACCGCAATTGTCCTAGAAGAAGCCTTAACTGACGGCATCTACGACCTAGACACCCCACGGGAATTAGAAGCACTTGGCTATACCCTTCGTCCAGGTTCTTATATCTGGGTACAAAACAGTCTGGGCAAGGATTTCAGAGCACAGCTAGCCAATCCCGCATGGGACAAAGCCTTCCCGAATGTCATCAATGTCACTCAGGCATTTGAAAATCAAGACGGTGAAATACCAGGAGAGCAGATAACACCAGGCGTGAACCTGCCGGACCTGGCTGGTCAGAACATTTACATCCGTCGTCTGGCTGATGTTCGTAATACCAACGAGCGCCGGTATGCAATTTTGGGGCTGAATCTTAGTGGAGCGAACCGTACACCCCAGCGTGATTACATCCTGCAGACCAACCCTGGCGCAGCGGCAATTACAGGTGAAATTCCTTATGACGAATCAATCTGTTGTGCTGTGGGCAGTGCAATTAAAAACGGCCCCGGAGGAAGCAACGGTCTGATCGAATTACGCCGTCTGAATGGTGATAGCACTTGGACGGCAAACGCTTACTATCGCGCAGGTGACACTGTCCGCTATGCCAACAAGCATTGGAACTGCGTTCAGGCGAATAGCGATGCGGTTTTCCAAAGTGACAAGTGGATCGAATCTTTCGTCCACATGGCGAGTGATTTTAACCCAGAAGATTATTTTAAAAATGCTCAGCCCGCGATCATATTTGATAACGACACCAGCGACGATGCTGATAATAAAACTTGCGGCTACAACTTAGCCACGGTATGGGCAACTGATCCTGAAATTCAGGCGCAATATCGCAGCGCTACTGATTATCGGGGGTTATACAGCTTCTTGAGAAGTCTTGGATTTGGCGAAGCCGATAGTCACACAATTCTGTTACCAAAAACAGAAGCACTACGCGACCGCGATAACAGCAGCCCACTAGATGGCATCACCAATCCATCTGGCGTTGCAAACAGTTGGGCGGCATGGTCAATTGAGTTCCGAATGCCTAGCTCGATTACTTTAACTGGTCATACATATGAATTTGCCGGGAGGGGATCTTATGCCACCGGACTGCCGCGCTATCAAAAGAGTCTTTCCGCTGCAAACAAATTCACCTATTACATGACTTCAAGTGTGGGGCGTGTTTACGGCTCAGGTTTTAACGAAGAAGGGTTTTTGGTAACACCTGCTGGTATCCAAGATTTAGCAACCGGCCAAGAAATTGGCGTTGACACCATCGGCGCTGAACAATCAGTCGATGACGTGCAATTCCCCACGTTCTATGAATCACTGAGTATCAATGAGCTAACGGTAAATACATCAACCGTGCTCAATGGGCAAATCATTACGTCACCAGCAGCCTGGGGCAATGATCCGTTTGGCGCGACACTGCCAGCCCTCCCATTAGCAACACAACAAACTGCCGGTCTGATTGAGATTGCAACACAGGCTGAGGCAGATGGCGGCACAGCGCCTGATCGTGCCATTACGCCAGCAACACTGGGCGGAGCGGTAGTCGCCTTAAATCCCACGGCTCCTATAGGTTCAATTGTGATGTGGGCGTTATCTACACCGCCCACAGATTGGATTGAATGCGACGGGCAATCAACTGCGGCATATCCTGACCTGGCCGCATTGCTTGGCTCAACTGTCCCTGATCTTCGCGGTGAATTTGTCCGAGGTTGGGATAATGGCAAAGGTGTTGATTCTGGTCGTGCAATAGGCAGTACCCAGACTGATGAGTTCAAAGAACATGAGCACACATACGACAGAGGATCTGGATCAACCGCGATGGTTGGAACTGGAATAGGGAACCTAGACTCAAACTTTTCAACCCCCACTGGCTCTGAAGGCGGCAGTGAAACCCGTCCGCGCAACGTAGCGCTGATGTATATCATTCGCGCTCGCTAAACTAAGGGCACGGTGAATGTCCGTTTATCCCTTCGGCTGAATAGTCATGGCAGTCCAGTTAATCCTCAAAAACAGCAACGTTGAGGATAAGCATCCGCTCCCTTCGCAGCTAGCAAATGGTGAGCTAGCACTTAACTACAACGAAGAAGGCGCGTTTCTTTCATGCAAAGATTCCGCTGGCAATCTTCAGCAGGTTGGTGGCGTAAAAATTGCTGACGCAACGCCAGGTAGCCCTAGCAAGCAAGCATTGTGGTTTCAGCCATCTACAGGCAAGCTGTTTGTTTATGACGGCACCGGCTGGTTGGTTGTTGCATCAGGTGGCAGCGGTCCAGGTAGTAGCACTGTCGATCAGATTTTGGCAGGCAATGGCATCAACTCTGATCCTGCAAGTGGGCTGGGGACAATCACGTTAGACGCTGATATTGATACGTCAAAAGGTCTGAAATTCCTTAGCGGCAAAATCGCTCTTGCCATTGGCGAGGGGTTGGAATTTGACCCTACTACTGGCGAAGTAAAAGCGAGCGCATCCGCCACGACTTACAAAGGCGAGGTTAATTTAACGACGAACTCAGCTAAGCCGACTGGTGTATCCGCCGGAGATACGTTCTACAACGGCGGCACCGGGACTAGCGACGCAGTTTGGAACCCAAGCCCAGCGACCGGAACTTCTGTTACTGCTGGTGATTTAGTTGTTTATAACGGCACGGGTTGGGATTACATACCATCAGGTGCGGCTTATCCAAATCCAGCGTTATGGAGCAGGACTAGCGGAGTTCTATCACCTTCAACATCTAGTGATGACGTAGAGATTGGCGGGGGGAATATTGAGCTGAAGGCGAACGGTGCAAGCAAATTTGTTAAGGACTTGGGTCTCGGCAATAGCGCCCCAAATGTAAAGTTGGCAATTAACGTTCAATCTCGGGGTGAAGATGGCATCGACTTCACAAATTCCGGCGGCAACAACGTCTATTCGTCAATCAGAGGCATCGCGTCGTCAAACGAAATTTATTTTGCCAATCGAACCGTTGGCAAAACGCTGAGTATCGAAAAGTTAGGTCACGTCCTAATTGGGGGGACTTTGCCCTCAGCCCCAGCCATTAGTTTAAATGCTACTGGAACGGCAGAGTTTGCTGGCTTGGTCTCAGCTAATAGCCTTGAAGTCAGGACAGATAGCGTTAATACACCCGCTCGTCAAAGTTTTCTTAATGCTGGCAATGCAATTGGATACATTGGGGACGCAAATGCGTTTACAACAAACGGCCCAGCGGTTGGAACAAATTTAGGAATTAGAGCAGCACAAAATAGAAATATCAAATTTTACGCTGGCAGTACAATTACCGAAATTGCATCATTTAATTCTGATGGATCTGCCAAGTTTTCCGACAATGTAGATTTTGGGTCTCTAGATACTTCAAGCACCTCTACGGCTGGCGTTAAAGTTTTTTCTGGAGGTATTATTCAAGTTCAGAGAACTTCAGGCACTTTTAGTTCGATCTTTAGTGCATATCGGGGCAGCACCGAGACCGTTGCCATAAAGGCTGATGGACGCGGTCTATTTACAGGCGCAGTATCAATCGGCGGCACTGCTGCTGCTAACACGATTGATGAATATGAAGAGGCGAGTTGGACTTGTAACGTTGTAGACAACAGTAATAACTCCCAAAGCAAATTTAGTGCATCCAATTCTAAATACATTAGAATCGGCAACACAGTTACTTGTTACCTACAACTGAGCTTTGATACAACTGGTACTCTTAACACCACCACTTTCAAGTTTACACTTCCCTTTTCAAATGGGGCAAGCGGAAGCTCTGTGTTTATTCAATCGTCCACGCTAGAGGCGGAATCTATAAAAGGGTTTATTACTGGAGGATTTATGCGTTGTAGTGTCCCTAGCGATGTTACCAGTGGCAGTAGAACGTACTTTGGTTCATTTACCTATATGATTAGCTAATAACAATAGACCGCAATTGTCAATAAACTACGAAACTATTAAACCCGTTTCCGCCAGTCGGCGGTTCCTAAAATGGCTTTCACGGAACAGCAACAGTACAAAATTGAAGTAAACGAAGACCTCTCTATTGGTGTTCGTCGGTCTGACATCGTTCTCAAAGATGACGTTGAGGTTGGTCGGTCCTACCACCGTTGCGTCTTCCAGCCTGGCGATGATGTTTCCGGTCAGGTTAAGGAAGTTCGCGACATAGCAGCAGCCGTCTGGACTCCAGAAATCGTCAGTGCTTATCAAGCATCTCTGCCACCTGCCGAATAGTTTTACCGGTCAATTTTCACTAACTCGTTATCACCATGCCTTTTTCAATTTCTCGCATGATCGCAGACAGCGAGCAAAAAGTTGTTGCCCTTGATTGGGCGTATTCCAACGCTGACGGAACGCTATCCAATCAGCATGTTCTGCAAAAGCCCTACGGAACTACGCCGTTTGCTGATGTAACTGAAGAGTTGGCGATTGGCTGGCTTACAGAGCAGCTTGTAAACACTGAAGCTGAGTTTTCAGCAGCGCTCGCTAAGCGAAAAGCGGAAGCTGAATACGAACAGACTCTCGCTCCGTATGAGCCACATCCTGACGGTCCTCCGACACCGGTTGCAATGCCGATTGCTGATGATGAGATCGAAGAGATAGTGCCAGCTCCAACTTTGACAAAAAAGAAGTAAGCCCGACGCCTGAAAAACGACGGGCTCACAACAAGGACGGAACTTTTAGGGCTAATGACCCAACAACTGAAGTAAACGAAGCATGGGAGGATGCTTGAGGCTAGCTGTCGAGCCAATGAAAAAACCGCTGGATCAGCCGTCTAAGCCAGCAACATTTTCGACGTCGCTTCATTAGATAAAGACGGCGATATTGACACAGGATCCCTAGGCTCTCTGCCTCCGACAATTACGGGAATAGCCCTTCTATCGCCAGCTTGATCTCTGCATCTCTTCGCCTAACTAATCCGGGCATACCCCCGCTCGTCCAACGACTGAACTCCTCCTTGAAGCAGGTGGCTTTATCTTCTCCTGCATTGATACGTCGGCGGAAGGTGGAGTCAGCCAAGGCACCAGCCCCGCAGTTAAAAGCAAAAGAAACCGTTGCGTCAAATTCGTTCTGATTGAACGGGACATCGATCAGGTCAACGACGGCTTTCTCGAAGCGATCTAGATCAGCAGCAAGCAGCGCATCGCATTCGCTCTGCGTGTAGGTCTGTCCCATCCTCGCTTCGTGACCGGTATGACCCACGCAGCACGTGACCACCCCGGCAGGGCAAACATATGACGTGAGTCTGCAGCCTTCAAACTCTTTTATGAGGTTGATTCCTGGCTGTGCAGTTTTAGTAGGAGCGGTGGAAGTGCCGCCCCCGTCTACTTTCCCGGCGAATCAATTTCCCAATACCAGCCATCCTTAACGCCATTGTTCAGATCCCAGCGGGGCAGAAGATTTTTCCAACTGTAATAAACGCCGTTGCCATCTTGCTCGCCTTGAGCTGCCCAAGTTCCTGTGGTGAGCGAAAGTTCCCCGAATGGGTCATGACAGATCGCATGAGTGTCGGTGTAACCGATCACCACGATGTAATGGCCACCGCCAGAGGGTGCAGACACTGACCCGTGATGGAGGATCCCGATCGGAACAGGGAACCCGGCATCGATTCGATTGATTAGATCCTGCTTACCGCCATCTGTCTTAAACCGTGCTGGCACTCCCAGTGATTTCAGTGCCTGCTGATGTGATGACTGCAGCGTTGTGTCGCCGTAACGCCGCACAATGTTCAAATAATCGATGTCATCATTGATCCCTTCCACCCCCAGATAATGCAGGCACATTGCAATCGAACTGGTTTGGCATTGCCGCCAGCCTTCAGGGCCGTTGTCCTGCTGCCAAAAATATTCCACCGGCAACGGGTTTTCAACGTCTGGCGGCTCAGGTTGCTCTCTGTATTTCACCACCCAAGCTGAGTCGTTTCTTAATAACGAATCGGGCATTGCCGATTGGAGAAGTTGAACCGCTTCCTTTTGTTCTACGGAAGAATCTCGGTAGTATTTGAAAAAATCGTTTAATTGAATTTCAGGCATCAGACTGTATTCGTGCTTAAAAATTCTAGCTGCCCTTTTTTATCCTTGGATTTACTCTTGCGCGTTTTCTTTTTAGCAGGAGAGGAAGCTAAACGATCAGATTTTGTTGTCGGTAAGTCCTCTTCTTTGATGAGTTCCTTTTGTCTATACCAAGCAGGCAGTTGATCTTCGTCGCAATCTAACAGTGGTGCATAACCATTTTGGTCAGTAAAAAGAGGGCATTCATCGGCGTGGATGGAATCAGGCCCACCACAGTCAATGATGCCCCAGGCACAAACTCCCTTACGTTTAGAAAACTGTTTGCAGTCTTGGCAACGTAAAGGAATTTTTTTAACCATTAGATCTCTTCATTAGGATTAGGGCTATATTCCTTTTTCGGCTTTGGATCGCTGATGATGCCAAGGAAATATTGGTTGCCTGATGCTTCAGAAATCTTTGGCAGGAACTTCTGTTGAACAACAACGCAAGTTTGGCCTCGATTGTTTTGGATTTTCTCAGCTTCATTGCTGGCCCAAGAGGCTAGTGCCATGATTTGATCAATAGGCCATTCAGCCTTTGACCACATTTGCCCTTCCTTACCTGTAAGTTTGGAATGGTTGATGTTGGAAAACAAAGTGAACTTATCCTGTGGGCCGTCGTAAGAACTGGTCATGATAAAAAAGAGGAGAAAGTGGGATTAATGAACAAGGCGAGCGTTTAGCTCAAAGTCATCCAAGAAAACTCCATGCTCCAACGTATTAACGTCAGAAGCAATTAGTTTTGATTTGGATGGATAGAACTTTGCGAGGAAAGCGGCTTTGGCTTTGCCGTCTTCCTGTTTAAGGATCCGCAAAGCGTTTGCTTTCTGCTCGGCGTTTAAGTCAGCCTTTGGTTCTGGGACAGTGTTGATGTACGTGGCAGGCTTAGGCGTCTGAACCTGGGCAGGCGCAGTTCTTACAGTTGCTTCGCCATCGTCATCGTCATCGTTAGCCAAACCGTACAGGCCCGAAAGCATGTATTTGTGGTAGTAACTCTTGGCTGAACCAAGGGCTTGTTCCTGTGAACGAACGCCTTTAAAGTCAGTGCTAAATCCGATTTCCGAAAAAATTGATTCGCCTGATTCGTGAAAAACAGTGACGCGAGCAACCGCGTACGACTGATTGACTGCACGAAAGGTAAAACAATGGCTGAGGCCAAATTTGGCACCGTTCTGACAAACGCGGGTAACGTCCACCAGGGTCATGGCTTTTGAACCAAAGTGCTGATTTTTGCCTGATTGGCCCGTGGCGTAATGATCGGCCTGAAAGGATGCCATTGCTTTGGCACCTTTAGTCCAGTACGAGACGGGAGGGTCGGCAGGATGGTCGGCAGGAAGTACCCATGTCATCGGCACTTCTGCCGCGTTGTTTTCGATTTCGGTTGATCCCAAAACGGGTGGTTTTCAGTTGGACCTAATCATAATAGCATTAGGTGCTCAATAATGCCACCCTTATGGCAGCCCCTGGACGAACGTCGTCGCCTGCATATCGCTTCGTAGCGTTGACTGACGCAATCAAGCTGTCATCACGAACGATGCAGCCGCCCGACGAAAAAGCCAGAGCATCGCAGGTCGAGCGCAAAAGCTTGTCCAGGTCGCCGTTGGTATGAGCTACCGCCCAAGTTGGCGCGTATGGCTTAAGCAACCCCGAATACTTTCCGGTTCGATAGTGGCCTTTCGGACGTGGGAAATAAAAATCCACCTCGATACCTACCGGTTCATCACAAGGTTTGCCGTGGTATGCAAGCCTCGATGCTTGTTGTACATCTGTTCTCCAGGGCCGAACTTTTTTGGATGATTCGACCATGATTCCATTGCCCAAACTCCTCTTGCTGCCTTGGGGTGCTGGCAAACCAAACACGCGAAATTCAACAAAAATCATTTAAGGAAGTTCAGAAGGTGTAGGAATATCTTTCCACGATTTTCCCATACAAATTGATGATATACATCCTTTTTGTACGCCATATTGCTCCGCTAATTCTCTATGAGTAAAAGATTTTTTAGATACAAAATACTTTATTTGCATGACTTCAATTTGAGTAAGTTTGGCGTGGCGTGGGCGAGCCCTTCGTCGTGCGCGTTTTTCGGCTGGGGTAAGGACTGGCGCAATAGTCTCCCTACCGATTTCCGGTTCGACTGTTTGAATTGTTTTGATAATATGGCCACATTGACGACATTTTCTGCTTCGTATTCTCTCAGTGCCTTGGACACGACCGCAGACAACTTTGGTGTTTTCATTTTTACAAACAGGGCAGCCAATTTTCTCAGCGAAATGCTTGCGGCGGGGCTTTTGACATATTGGCTTCATTGGTTGTTCGTCCTCAGTGTCCAATACTCTTTGGTGGTTTTAGTGAAGTTACCAAACAAAGTGGCTTCTTCCTCGATTCGCTTGACTGCTTCTTTTACGTCATCGTTGTAAGTCTTAGTTGTTCGGGATGCTTTTGTTATCGTTAGCTCGTCCCAAACAATTTGTTTGTCATTACTAATGTTGCGATAATCGTCTAGTAGTCCGTTTTCGTCAGCTTCAGATAATTGGTCAAGCAATTGTTGCTTCCAATGGTTCAGATGGTAAAGCTGACCTTGGATTATGGCCAATTGATCCATTAACGTTTCAGGGTCTTCCGCTATGGGGAGAGTTATAGATCCGATTGAGGATAGAGATTTGGTCGGCTGCTTGCTCTGCGGCAAGGATGTCGGCAAGTTCTGATTCGCCATCGATTTCATCAGGGTAGGAATTTGAGTTTGCGTGTTTTTGGTCAATGAGAATTTCAACGGACATCGATAGGACATCCTTGCGGTTTCGGAGCAGATTGATAAGAAGCCGCGTCAGAAACGAAACGTGAGAGGGAACTTCCATAAGCCCAGGAAAACAAAAAGATAAAGGCAGCGATAATTGAGGTTGAAAGGATGCGAGTGTTAATAGGACGAGCCCTCCTATAAGAATCCAATTGAAGACAATGACCGGGCTTTAGTCGAACTAACTGTTTCATAGCTCTGTTTGGGCAAGTGGAGAACCATATAAACAAGAACGCCACAAACGAACATCGCCGCTGTTCCTTTCAACCCTGGTGGTTTTGATGGTGGTGTTGGTCTTCTCGATCCAACCGAGTTTGGCTGCCTTTACAAAAATGGGACCAGACGCCCGGTTTTCGTGAGTGGATAACCCTAAGGTTTTCATGCCAGCCCAGAGATCATTGACGGACACGTATTCACAATGCTGTGCGTAATGACGGAGGATTCTGAGTGCCGCGACTTTCCATTCGTCGTTGGCGTTCAATTGAGCCCGGTCCATGCCGGACTGTTTGCGTTCATCACCTTCGGCAGGAGGAGGAGTGCTGAAGATGGGCAGGTGGGAATAGTCCATGGATCCATATTATCATTCCAGCAGGGCTGTGGCAAGGCCCCCTAGGCGATCATTTGCATTTGATAATTATGTAATGGATAGGCTTTCGTTTTAAACTGCTGTAAATCTTTTGAAGCAGCCTTATAGACAGGGTTAAATTTCCAATGAGGTTGACTGCCTGCTGTTAACGCCTCTTCAATATTCTTCCTTAATTGAATATTGGCATAGCCACGTAAAATTCTAGTTTCGTAGCACCTTCCAGTAGCTCCTAAAAACCGTAAAGCAGGATGAACATTGCGCTTTCGGTAGAGCCGATCTTCAAAAATTCCCGTCTCACCAATGTAATGAGGTTTTTCTGGATCGCCTTCGGGGTCACCAATCCAGTAAAGTCCAGGCCCAAAAATATCTGAACCAAGGGGGTTTGGTTTCTCCCATATAGAAGGATGAGGAATATCAAACCTTTCGCAGGCTCGCGTTAGATCGGATTTCCTGATCTCTTCTTTTATATCTGCCACATCGGTAGTCAATGTATCCAGTTGTAATTGCTGCGCCTGCTGACCTTCGGCCAACAAAATCATTGAACGACCAAAGTCGGCAACAGTTTGAAGCGACCACGGCGATCCTGGTGCCGGTGTAATGTCGCGGCCTTCAAGCTTGGCCAGGGCCGTTTCGAGCATCCACCAACGCAAAGGTGTCGATGCCCAGGCAGCAGCGTCGAGCGCGATCGTTTTAATTGCCCAGGTGCCCTGTTGTCGATAATCTCCACCTTCAACCGTTTGAATCAATTCCGCCCTCGGAATCCCGAGGGCGCTTTCAGCATGAGAAACCAATTCCTCGGTTCCTTTTAAGACCTTGTAGTGCGACCAATATTTCCCAACGCCAGAAAGCATGGCCGTTACGTTGACCATGACCTCGCGTTTGCCATTCAGCTCAACAACGCGAAAGGGAACCTCACCTCCTGACCACCATGGTTGATTCTCTGGTTGGATCAGGACAAGGTCTGACATTTCGCGCTATTTCGGTGAAAGCTCTTGAACCATATTAGCGATCAATATCAGATCTCCTCATGTAACGCTTCCCATTTTTCGTAGGTATTCTCCCAAGCGGCAAGACATTCGTCTACGTTTTGCGGATCCCCGAGCAAGCATTCGCCGGGACGGCTCCAAACGGTAAGGAGTTCATCGATCTGAATGTTGTGGTGGAGTTGCAGCATCGCCAAATACGCTCCGAGCTGTGCATCGGTTGAATACGTTCCATATTTCGCACTTGATTGACTCTTGAGATCTAAGAGGACTGTTCGGCCAGTCCACCCGTCAACTCCAAGGGCATCCATCGAGCCGCCAATTCCGCGTTTTAAATCACAAACTCGATATTCAACGGCAAGCGGTTGAAATCCTTCCCAGAACCAATGATCGACTAACGGGCAGACCCAGGCCCCGTAAGTCGGATCCATTTCAAACGGTAAGCCTTTGAGTTTGTGCTCTAAAGCAGCGTGAACGTGTGTCCCCCTGGGAGCCCAATTTGATTTGTGTTTCTCGATGTTGGCCAACTGCGCGGCTGTTTTGTTGATGGACAGTATCTGAGTTACAGAGGTGCCCATAACCTCTCCGGTAGGAATCCATCGATACGAATGAGCCTCCTCGTTAAATTCGATCGGAAGTGGATCGAGGGGCTTGAGCTTGGTTCTCAATACTTTTCCTCCAGGCGATAAATCCCATCTCGAATGCTTTCAAGCTCACAAATCAAGTCGTCTTGATTGCGGAGCATCTGAATTTCGTACCAACTACAGCCTTGTTCTTCAGCTTCTTTGTAAAAAGCTTGCTTCTCTTCGACCCGAGCAATTAATGCGGCATTAAGGGATGAGCATCCCTCTTTTTTGAGCTGTTCGATTCTGGACAATGTCATAGGTCGTTAGCGATGGGTTGAATGATATTACGATTCAATCATATCTCCTCATCCGGGTCAAGGTACAAAGGATTGTTCTTCGCAAACGTCCCACAGGGGAAAACGTCGCACATCCAACGACGCGTCTTAATCGGCCCCGACGCGTTGCCGAACGGCTGGACGCGTACCTCGGACGAACCCGGCACCAGCTCGACGACAACCATGCTGTTTTGGCCGTTCGCGTCCTCGACCATCTGCTGCACCGATGGCACGTTTTCTCCATAAATGTTGGTGAGGTTTCTTAGGGTTGACAACGGTTTACTAGGAGTTTCGTAGGGATCATTTTTGGCGGGATCCTGTCTATCAGTATTTACTAGGCTTTCTTTGGCCCCTGGCCCGTTGCTATCACTGCCTAGTAAATCCTTAGTAAAGGGGGATTTACCCTGTTTATTACTGGTTTCGCCGGGGTTTACTCTGTTCAATCTGTCCATGGAACGGTTCAGAAGCTCCTCCCTTGCCTCAAACGGGTAAAAAATCTGATGAGGGGTGCCAACCGTCTCCTCATGGCCCCACGGAAAGACCAGATTTTGCGTTGACAGGTAATTGACATGATTGCCAGCGGCGACCTTTGAGATCTCGCGAAACCGTGCAATGTCCTGCTTACTGAGCCCTCGCTTTTGATCCTGCCAAATGGTTTGGAAGTGCTCAAATATTATGGTTTTAACAGCGGATAATTTGGCAATTTCCAAGGACAATCTCTTCTCCTCCATCCAAGCGTTAGCGCAGCCCTTCGATTCCCAGTGCCCCTGCTCGTAATGATGCAAAACGATCAGGTTTGTAGGAGTAATGCGCTTGGACGAATGGAGGACCATTCGATCGCTGTTCCTACCCATCCGTTCCAGCTCCATAACGATGTCCGGTATGGAGCCCATTCGATTGGTTCCCGAGCCTGACGATGCGGTGCTTTGGCTTTGGCCTTTGGCGGTGTGGTGCAGAACGATCGTTGTGGCGCCGGTTCCGCCCATGGCGTTATACAAATCCTGTAATGGATCTGCGAATTTTGAATTTCGTTCCTCGGCATCTGAAAAGGAGGTCAGGCTCCGGTAGGAATCAAAAACGAACAGCGGCTTATTTCCTTTTGCAACGCTGTCGAGCGCCATCTGCCTAAATTCCTGAATGTGGTCAGGGCTCAGTGTGTACGGCACATCTGAGCAAGCGATGGTTACGCCTTCGGTCAGATCTCCCTCCTCATCATCGTTTGAGAGTTCCAAAACGTTGCTTAATAAGCCATAATTGGTGAGTGGCTCAAACCAGGATTCCCTGGGCATGTCACGAGCTATCAAAAATAACTCCCAATTCTTAGAAGAAAGTACTTCTAAGTCTAGGAATTTCCCTGTCTGCTCCTGACGGAGCGCCTTGAAGAGGCCCAAAACAAAACAGCTCTTCCCTGTTCCTTGTTCGGCGTTTAGGACGTGGAGGAACCCTTCCTTCATAAAGCCGGGCAATATCTCAGGCGTCTTCCGACATCTGAATTTCTGTCCTCCTCGCACCACGTTGTCTTCAACGCTGGAAGATTGCGCTTCCCTGGAAGCGGCTCCCAAATACTCCGTAAGCGTTTCATCCGGGTAATTGCGTAGGTTCAGCTCATCAGCCCTGTCACGCATCTGCCCCAGTTGAACGCTGGCACTATGTCCGCCTTTAATTACGACGTCTGCGTGAGCCCTTAATTGGCGTAAAGCCTTGTCGATCTCCGGTTGGAACTGTTCGTCTACTTGTTTGCGAATTCGGTTGAATTCGTTCTGTTCGTTTGTTGAATGCATTAAGATCCTCGGTGTAGGTGTTACATGTGGCGTGTGTACCTTTCAATGGATCGTTGGCATCGATCCATCGAATACATCCAGCGGCTTTATCAGGACTGAAAAAGTCGCTCTGTGTATAAAATCCCCTTCGTTCAAGTTCAAGGAATGCTTGTAGTTCCTGTCCTTGTTCGTAGGGGTTTTCTTTGTCCCAGGCATCGAGAGCTAAATCGCTCCTTTGCCGTTGAACAGACGTATAAAACCCTGACTCTGCTAACTCCTCGTCAAAAGGTGCTAACGGTGCCCTGGACGCCCATTGGAGCAACAGGTAGGCCCGTTCCTCCCGGTCAATACGTGGGTCCATCAGCCTAAGCCCCGTGCCGCTGTCAGCCCTTTGATCGATACAGTTTGTTCGTGTCGTTCTCGTCCAATTCGGCCCACAAGGCAGCCAATGGATCGTCGATCAAATCCAAGATCGCGTGACTTACCCTGCCTTCGTAATGCTTCATTGCGACGTCCTCCAACATCTGAGCCTGTACAAAGGTCATGCATACTTGCCGTACGGTTCCTTTCCGTAGAGTTTTGTCGCCTTTCTTCCTCGTCCCCATTCCATCTGCTTATTGGTAATAGGATTGTAGAACAGTTCATTTTGAATTGATTACCCTAATGTTGTTGTGCATTTCTTGGGTATATTTTTGGTAATATCCTCTGCCTAATGGCGTTAGATCTGCCGTTTCTCCTGTCGCTATAGCTTCCTTTGCTGCTGTCTTAGCGATCTCCTGTATCTCCAACCATCGCGATAGCCGGATCCTTCCGTCAACGTTATTCTTCATTTCGTCCTCTTCTCAAGGCGTACCAATTCAGCCTTACGCCTGTTTGGATTAAGAACTCTTTTGGGCAATGGCAGGCGTGGTCCTCGCGCTTTGGATGTTAAATTTTCGCGGTGTACAGCAAACGCTTGATCAAATCGATCAGTCCCAATCTCATTTGCTAAATCAATTAAGTCCAGCAATAAATTTTTCTCCTCTGATGTTTTATTAGGCTTCGTCATCAAATGTCCCTTACAGTAGGAAACAATTCTTATGATGCCTTTTACGTTTTTGTCATCCGTTGTTATCTCGAATAATTCTCCGAGGCTGATTTCATTGGCTATCGCAATGACTGATGGTGGCAGGTTGCATTCCATAATTGGTGCTATCAATGGGTCGTTTGGTTTGAATGGTCGCTAGGCGTTCGAGGACGTTGCCTACCGCGTTTCAACTGTTGGTCGTACGTTTGATCGTTCGATTGATTAAAACGTCGCTGGTCGCGTCCTCGTTTGGTAGGTGGTGCCCTAATCATTAGATCGATTCGTTGTACATACGAACGACGGATTTAATGGTTTCCACCAAAATCCGCCTTCGCTTGGTTTGTTAAATGGATTCGACTTTTACTGTTAATCCATCCTTGATTGCATCGTTAATTAGCTCTACCAGTTCCTCTTCGCTAAACGCCTGTTCTTGCCATTCCAGTTCCTCCTTGTTGTTATTGGCGGTTAGCCAATACTTTTGCCTTAAATGATCTGTCGGTAATGGCAAATAATTGAATTGCTTAGCTGTTGTCCAAATAATGCTGTTAGTCATGGCTTGTAGGTAATAATGCTTAACTGAAGCTTGCGCGTAGGAACCTGCATCGCGTTCAGATAACGAACCGCGTTATGGATGTCCCGTTTACCGCATTGAACCTCCTTCAATACCTCCCCGACCCTGCGGTCGCTAATTAGCTGTCTCGCCTGTGCTGGGAACTCATTACCCATGCAACAAACTGTGATTGCTGCAATGGCGATGATCTGTTTAGTGAATTTCATTTGTTCTGTTTGTAAAAAATGATAATGATCAGATAACTTTTAAGTTAAGGCTTGATAATCCTTAAGTTTGTTTCTGATATCGCAAAGCATCCTTTTGGTATGCTCTGGGAGGAGTTTGATTTCCTCGTTGGTTGGTGCATCGTGAGCGCAAAATGCGTTACGAAACATCTGAACGATGTTTTCGCGATCCACCCCCTCGATGGCCACTTCGTTTAGATCGCCATCGTTAGCCACTAAGGCAGGTCCGCCGTAGCCGTACTTGTCGTGCCACGTAAGACAGGTAACGTCCATTTCAAAAACGTGAGTTACTCGTGATTTCATGTTTGGAATGTTTGGTTAAGGTCGAATGATGAAAATTTAGGAAATTAAATTCTCTAACTTTCCGAGGTGCGTATAAAGATCGGTAAGGAGCGAATCAATACGATCGTTGTCCACGTCATTGGCAGGGTGTAGTTCTGTACCCTCCAATGAATCGATAAGTTGAAGCAGATCTTCGCGATCGAAGGTTAATTCTGTTGTACTGTTCATCTGAATTAGTTAGCGAGTTGATTGGCTTTTTTTGCTGCGACGTGAAACTTGATTTTGCTTACGATGTAACGTCCACGCTCGTCGAATGAATCGCCGTGATCGGCTAACTCGTTCATCCAACGATTGATCTGTTGCTGGTTGTAATAAATGGCGTTAGCTGATGATTGAAACATTTGGATTAGTTGCGGTTGAAGTCGAATGAACGGAATTCGGATCCTGTTAAATGAAGAGTTCTGATTCCATCGGTAACGAGATACTGGTTGTTCTGTTTACCGATGTAGCGCCAATTAGACATTTGGGTTAAACTCGTAGTACGTGGGTTCGTTTCCCACTTATATATAATATCATTGAATCGATGCCCGCACGGCCCCAGGGTTCACAACACCATCCGAACCCCCGACGTCCAACCTGGACGCAAATCCTTTCCGACGCCAATATCCCTGATTCGCCTGGACGTACACAGGCCATTGATGAAGCCATAGCATTTACTAAACTCAAACAATCGTGGAAGAAAAAAAAGAGGGGTAAATAACCCCCCATCTCCTTAAATAAATATCTCGCCCTCCAGTGCTAACCGTAACTCCGGTTTAACTCTGACAACGCCCTGCGGTGCTGTAAAGCCATAACCCTCCTGTAACTCAGCCAAACTAAAAGGTTCAAACTCCACAAACTCATCGATGTGGATCCCATATGCCAATGGCCTATTTTTAAAATACTTAAAATAAGGCTCCTCCTCGATTCCTAAGACCTTCCAATAATCGAACCAAAATCGGCCTGGATCGCTAACGAACGTATCTCCTGCCTGAAATGCTGCCCTAATGGAACCAGTAGGTAACGTCTCGTAGATCGCGACCCATTCGCCAGGTTCTATTCCAGGGTCATACTTCCGTAATTCAATCTGCTTATTACCGCTTCGCATCTCATCCACGTAGCACGTATGGATGGACATACAGTGCATCCTTGATTCTGTGGTTTCCAATGGTCAGCTCCTCATTAACGGTTTAATCCGCTTCGCTGTCGATCCATGACCATCGATGACGATACCGGCTGATTGACCGTCGCATAACCCGCAGGTAGCGCAATCAGTCTTACGTCCCATTTCTTCTGAGCTAGGACAATGTATGGCTCCATCAGGGGCGCAATCGTTCTTAGTCTTAACTAAAAACGGCATCCATCCATGCGTAATCGCCTCCGCATAATCCTTAAACGAATCGCAACTCGCTTGTAAAATCCCTTTCGCCCATTGCGCGAATCCTTCCCGCCATTGATGCGTATATCCCGTATGACCCTTGGCGTGTTCCAATGCCGCATGCCAGATGTAACTAGGAACCATGCATGGATCCCCGGCTGATCCAATACGTACCATTCGATCAGCAAATAGCTCCCAATCTGGTATTAATCCATAACTGCCACGGCAATACGCTCTCCATATCGCCGTCGGTGCCTGGCCCCAATTAACGTAGCAACTCCCATCAATACGATGGACGATGGATGCAATCCCCGCAATTGGAATAACCTTCTGAACCTTTAAATGCCTCCACAGGATGTACGTCTTGACGTAAAATCCACGTTTGAATCATCGCTCCTGTTTTATCGTTTGCTGATGCAGTAGCAAACCCGGTGGCGATAAGAACCAAGGGCTTATTGTCGA